AAAACCGTTCAGAAAGGTTAGCTAAAAGATGACCGTAGTCGCTAACGCAACATTTAACCTAGACCTCAGCGAGCTTGTCGAAGAAGCTTTTGAGCGTTGTGGTGCTGAGATGCGTACAGGCTACGACCTTCGTACGGCGCGCCGCTCCCTCAACCTACTCTTTGCCGATTGGGCTAACCGCGGTATTAACCTGTGGACTATTGAGCAGGGCGAGATTCCGCTTGTTCAAGGCGTAAGCACGTATGACTTGCCGCTTGACACGGTTGACTTGATTGAGCACGTCGTTCGTACGAACCAAGGCGTTCTAAACACTCAAGCAGACTTAACCATTTCGCGTATTTCGGTTGATACCTACGCAACGATCCCAAACAAGCTACAACAGGCTAGACCGATCCAGGTATGGATTAATAGGCAGTCTGGGGCTACCTATGCCGGTACATCAACATCAAGCCCCCCAGCAGGCGTAAACTACCCCAAAATCGTTGTATGGCCTACACCAGATCAGGGAACGCTTGCTAACCCCTATTACCGCTTTGTTTACTGGCGTTTGCGCCGTATCCACGACGGTGGCGACGGTATCAATACACAAGACATTCCGTTCCGTTTTTTACCTTGCATGGTTGCAGGGCTGTCGTATTACCTAGCGTTAAAGATTCCTGGCGCAGATGCGCGGTTAGGCGTTTTAAAAGCGCAGTACGATGAAGCATGGCAGTTTGCGGCAGATGAAGACCGCGAAAAAGCACCTATTCGGTTTGTTCCACGTAAAATGTTTATAACTTAAGGAACAATGTGTGTCTAATCGGTTTGCTTCTGGAAAATTCGCAATTGCGCAGTGCGATCGCTGCAATTTTCGCTATAAACTTAAAGACTTAAAAACGGAGATAGTTAAGACTAAGCCCTACAAAATTCGTGTTTGCCGGCAGTGTTGGGATCCGGATCAACCACAGCTGCAGTTAGGGATGTACCCAGTAGAAGATCCGCAAGCATTGCGTGACCCACGGCCAGACAATACGTATTACCAAGGGGGCAATACGGGGCTGCAGTTGAATCAAAATGCAGGGTCGACTCTTGACGGTTTTGGAGACCCAACGATGGGTAGTAGGATGATTCAGTGGGGGTGGAACCCTGTTGGAATGGGGTTTAATGATGGATTAACGCCGAATGATCTGGTAGGATCTGGTCAGGTGGGTACAGTAACAGTAGACATTTCTTAGGAGATACAACATGTCATTTAAATCAGGTGCAGACGGCGTTACCAAACAAGGTAAAACCAAAGGCAAAAATCTAGGCGATACAGGTCCAAGCGTTGGCGTTCAAAAGGGCGGCAAGAAAAGCATGGGCGTAACCAATGATTCATTAAAAGCAATGGGTCGTAACATGGCTCGTTCAGCTAACCAAAGAGGTCGTTAATCATGGCTAAATATTCGATGAAACGTAATGGTAAAGAAGTAGGTCCTGCTGAAGTTTACGCAGAGCCACACACCATGGCAGGCAAGAAGCTAAATGCCGACAGCGCGTTAAAGCAGGAAACTGGCGCTGAGTACATGAACGAGATGAATATATCTCTTGGTGGTATTAGCAAAAAAAGAGGCCCTGCAGTTAAAAATGATGGCATCAAGATCCGTGGTACTGGTGCAGCTACTAAGGGTGTAATGGCTAGAGGACCAATGGCGTAATGAATTACAACGAGCTTTTTGCGCAGATCCAGTCGTACACGGAGAATCAATTCCCAGCCATGATATTGGCTAACGGGAGTTCTGTATCCGTTACGACCCAGATCAACACGTTTATTGAGCAGGCAGAGCGCCGTATATACAACTCGGTTCAAATTCCTTCTTTGCGCAAAAACGTTACAGGTAACTGTACAGCCAGCAATAAGTATCTGGCTTGTCCTAATGACTACTTATCTACTTTTTCATTGGCGGTGATTGACACTGTTACTGGGGAATATGAGTACCTACTTAACAAAGATGTTAACTTCATTCGGCAGGCATACCCAAGCCCTACAGCTACGGGTAAACCGCGGTATTACGCTTTATTTGGCTCACGGTTAAATGACCCTAATGAACTTACTTTCATACTTGGGCCTACCCCAGACCTAAACTACGGCGCAGAATTACATTATTTCTATTACCCAGAATCCATTGTTACCGCCGGAACATCGTGGCTTGGTGATACTTATTCCCCTGTATTGTTGTATGGCACTCTTGTTGAGGCTTACACTTACATGAAAGGTGAAACAGACATGCTTTTAGCGTATAACACCAAGTACAATGAGGCATTAGCGCAGTTAAATCGTTTGGGAACTGGCCTTGAGCGCGGCGATGCGTACAGGGATGGCCAAGCAAAAATCAAGGTTAATCCTTAAACTTTACTAGGAGCAAAATATGCCAATTAGCCAAGCCATGTGTGACTCGTTCAAGGTGCAACTCCTGAACGGCGCACAGAATTTTTCAGCCAACACATACAAGATTGCACTCTATACCAGTGCAGCTACGTTAAGCAACGCAACCACTGCGTACACTTCTTCCAATGAAGTAGCAGACGGCGGCGGATACACGACAGGTGGAAACACTTTAACGGTAAGCACTCTCCCAACTAGCACAGGCAACGTAGCGTTTATCTCGTTTGCTAATAGCACTTGGGCAAATGCAACAATTACTGCAGCTGGCGCTTTGATTTATAACAACAGTCAAGCAAACTCTGCTGTAGCGTCCCTGAGCTTTGGTGGTGATAAAACCAGCACTGCAGGTACTTTTGCTGTTATTTTCCCAACGCCAGACGCAACCAGCGCAATTATTCGCATCGCTTAATCAGGAGCTGTAAATGGCTCTTGTACTAAAAGACCGGGTAAAAGAAGCTACCACTACCAGTGGTACAGGTACTGTCGTCCTTAACGGGGCGGCTACTGGATACCAGTCTTTTGCCGTCATTGGTAACGCCAACACCACGTACTACACCATTGCTGGCGGTAGTGATTGGGAAGTTGGTATTGGTACGTACTACTCTGGCAATACGTCTTTGTCTAGGGATACTATTCTTGCGTCTAGCAATGCAAATGCCGCAGTAACCCTGTCAGGTACGTATGATGTGTTTGTCACATACCCAGCCGAAGAATCGGTCTATTTAAACGGCGCTAATTTAAATGCTGGCGGTTTGTCAAACATAGCGTTTTCTGCTCTTACAGCAAACCTAGCCTCAATTGGTACTGTAACTTTAACCAACGGCACAATTAGTGCAGCGCCAAATGCAGCAACTGATATTGTTAATAAAACCTATGTTGACGCTCTTGTTGCTTCTGGAGTTCACTTTCACCAGCCAGTCCGAGTTGAATCTCCAACTGCCCTAGTCGCGGTATATAACCAGCCAAACGGTGCGGGCAACGGTGTAGGCGCTACCTTAACAAACAGTGGTGCAAACGTATCCCTTGTTGTAGACGGTATATCTGTAGCAAATACCAACCGAGTTCTTGTTTATACCCAATCAAATGCCGTACAAAACGGTGTATATGTTGTTTCAGATATTGGTTCTAACGTAACTAGCTGGGTTTTAACTCGCTCAGATGATACTAATACCTACGGATTTGATAGCCCAGAAGCATTAAGTGAAGGCTCTACGTTCTTCGTTCAAGAGGGTGATACGGGCGCAGGCGAAACATACACATGCAATACGCCAGGCGTTATTACATTTGGCACAACCAACATTACGTTTACTCAAATTAGTTCTGCTCAGATTTATTCTGCAGGAACAGGCTTAGATCTTGACGGAACCACATTTAGCTTAGCAAATACCACAGTTATAGCTGGTACTTATGGTGATGCCGGCAACGTAGCCACAATCACAGTCAACGCCCAAGGCCAATTAACCAACGCCGTAAACACGGCAATCGTTGTTCCAAGCTCATCTGTAACAGGGCTAGGCACAATGGCACTGCAAAATGCCACAACAGTGGCGATTACAGGCGGCTCAATCAACGGAACTCTGATTGGTAATGCTACCCCTAGCAACGGTGCGTTTACGACCATATCAGCTTCTGGTGAGGTTAGCGGTGTAGGCTTTGCAAACTATCTAAACGCTCCTCCTACTATTGGTGGGGTAACGGCAAACACAGGTGCATTTACTACCCTGTCCGCAGCCAATACCTTAACTGCTTCGGCAAACGTAGTAATAAGCCAATTAACAGGTTTCTTGTATGGCAATAACTCTAGCCCTGTAACGGCCAGCACGACTATTCCAAGCTCAGCAGTAACTGGCTTTGGCACGATGGCAGAACAAAACGCCAATAACGTGTCGATTACAGGTGGGGCGATTAACGGAACCTTGATTGGTAACTCTACCGCAGCGGCTATTACAGGCACTACGATTACAGCAAGTACCGTGTTTGCAGGATCAGGCGCCAGTCTTTCTGCCCTAAACGGCTCAAACATCAGCAGCGGAACGATTGCGGTTGGCGTAGGCGGTACTGGTATTGGAGCCTTGACCAACAACAATGTCATCCTAGGTAACGGCTCTAGCGCTGTTAAGTTTGTAGCACCAGGCACTGCTGGTAACGTATTGGTATCTGACGGCACTACATGGACATCAAACACAGCTCCATCGTCTGGCGCATTGGCTGCAGGTAACAACTCAATTATCATTAACAACGTAAACATTACGGCAAACGCTACTATTGCTGCTGGGCAAAACGGCTTCTCAGTAGGCCCAATAACAACAGCAAACGGTGTATCGGTAACGGTTGCTGCAGGACAACAGTGGGTGGTTATATGAGTACCATAACAGCAGGAAACACAGTATCCACAGCCATCACTATTACTGGTGATACGACTGGTAATTTAACGCTTTCTGCAAACGCTACTGGCAGTGTTATTCTTACAAGCCCATTGCAGTTCGTTGATGGAACAACACAAGATACTGCTGCAGCAGTTTCTGGCGGTTTAAATGTAACGCTACAACAATCTTACGGAGGTTTTTAAATGCCAGCAGGTACATCCCCAATTTTCCCGCAAGTGCCAAGTATTGGCATAGCAAGCCTTGTTTCTAATACGGCAGTTACAGCTCGCACTGTTATTTCTGGCACGACTGGATTAACTCAATTAACAGCTAACTCAACTAACGGATCAAGAATTGATTTTGTTGAAGTACAAGGACAAGGAACCACTGTAGCAACTATTATTGATCTTTGGATTAATGACGGTACAAATTCTTATTTGGTTGAAGAAATTTCTTTGCCAGCAGCTACAGCAAATACTACAGCGTTTGCGGCAAGTAATACGGTTAGCTTCACAAAGTTAACTTTGCCAGCCACATATCGTTTGTTTGTGTCACAGCAGGTATCAGCTAACGTAACTGTGTTTGCATTTGGTGGAACCTACTAAAAATGCCTTTTAATAAGTCATTCAAACAAGACGCTGTTATTACTCCACAAACGGGGATAACGGATCTTTCTGCGTCTACTGGCGTATTAATTGTGCCAACTGGTACAACCGCCCAAAGACCAACTAATGCTGTTGCAGGGACATTAAGATATAACACTACAGAAGGGTTTATAGAAACGTTTACAGCAGCAGGATGGAGAAAAATTGTACCTGTTGCGTTTGATTATTTAATTGAATATTTAATTGTTGCTGGCGGCGGTTCTGCAGGTACAAATACTGGTGGCGGTGGAGCGGGAGGGTATTTAGCTGCATCAAACATTACGGTAAATCCTGGAACAGCTTATACAATTACTGTAGGTGCTGGTGCGGCTGATGGCGGATCAAGAGGGTCAAACTCGTCTATTTCTGGGTTTACTGTAGCTGTTGGAGGAGGTGCTGGCGGCGGTGGTTCTGGCGGCTCTGGCGGCGGTGGTTCTGGAGCAGCTACAAGTGGCCAAGGGAATAATGGCGGTGCTAACGCTCAATATGGTACTGGCGGTGGCGGCGGAGCTGGGGCGGTAGGAAATGGCGGGTCAGGATTTAACGGCGGGTCAGGCGGAGCTGGTTCAGCCTCTTCTATTACAGGATCATCTGTTACCCGTGCAGGTGGTGGCGGTGGCTCTGGTAACTTTGGTGGATCTGGAGCAGGTGGTGGAGCTGGTGGTGGTGGTTCAGGTGGTAATAATGACGGAACAATTCCTTTTGCTGGAGCTGCAAATACAGGCGGTGGAGGTGGTAGCCGAGGCGGTTCAGGTGGCGGAAGTACGGCTGGTGGCTCTGGAGTAGTAATTCTTTCAATACCAACAGCAAGTTACACAGGAACAATAACGGGCGGCCCAACTGTTACAACTTCAGGAAGTAATACAATTCTTGTTTTTAACGCATCAGGTAGTTATACAGCTTAATAGGAGAACCTTAAATGGGACATTTTGCAAAAGTAGTAGACGGTAAAGTAACGCAAGTTATCGTAGCCGAAAAAGAGTTTTTTGATACATTCGTAGACAGCTCGCCAGGTCAATGGCTGCGCACGTCTTATAACATGCGTGGTGGCGTTCATTACGAGCCAAACAGCGATACGCCTAGAGCCGACCAATCACAGGCGTTGCGTAAAAACTACGCTGGTATCGGTTACTCATATGATGCCCAACGTGATGCGTTTATTCCGCCACAGCCGTTTAATTCATGGGTGCTAGACGATCAAACTTGCCAGTGGAACTCCCCAACACCAATGCCGACTGACGGCAAGATTTACGAATGGGATGAAGCCACGACATCGTGGAAAGAAGTAATAGTTGCTTAAGGACTAAAAATGCCCATCATAATTGACGGTTCTCTTGGAATAACAGCAAACTCTACTACGAGTGGTATTCTCATACCGTCTGGCACTATCGACCAAAGACCAGCTAATGCTGCTGCAGGAACGCTTAGGTATAACACATCAAACAACGTAACTGAAGTTTATAGCGGCTTAGCGTGGGTAACTTTAACAAGTCAAGCATATAGTATTGCTTATTTAATTATTGCCGGAGGCGGTTCAGGTGCAGGTGCTATCGGAGGTGGGGGTGGCGCAGGCGGTGTTTTATCTTCATCTAGTTTTTCTATAAATCCCGGCACAACTTATTCTTTTGTTGTTGGTGCTGGCGGAACAGGTATAGCGGCTGGTGGTGATGCGCCTAGTGGTAATAATGGTAGCAATTCAACTGCCTTTACTCTTACCGCTATTGGCGGCGGCGGTGGTGGAAGTTATGCCGCAACAAAACCAGGTGCGGCAGGTGGTTCAGGTGGTGGTGGTGGTTCTGATAACGCTGCTGGTGGAGCAGGAACATCAGGCCAAGGAAACAATGGAGGCACTTCAAATAACTCATACCCACAAGCATCAGGTGGTGGTGGTGGAGCAGGTGCGGTAGGATCAAATGCTTCTGGTGGCACAGGTGGTGCTGGAGGTGCTGGCTCTTCGTCTAGTATTACTGGCTCTGCAGTAACTCGTGCTGGTGGTGGCGGTGGTTCTTGGAACGCTGACGCTGCTGGTGGTGCAGGGGCTGGTGGTGCAGGTGGTGGAACTGCTGGCGGTAGTAGTGTTGCTAGTACTGCTGCTACTGCAAATACTGGTAGCGGTTCAGGTGGCGGTGGCTACAACAGTTCAGGATCGCCAGCAAATAAAGGATCAGGAAACGGTGGTTCAGGCGTAATTATTCTTTCTGTGCCAACTGTAAGCTATTCAGGAACAACTACTGGAAGTCCGACAGTTACAACCTCTGGTGATAATACAATTCTTACTTACAACTCTAGCGGTTCTTACACGGCGTAACCATGCCAAGCACAATCAATGCACAGCCTGGCAACTCAACCACTCTCACCGCTCTTATTAAGTCTGGTGCTAGTGATGCTAACCTTGCATTTGAAACAAACGGCATTGATGCAATAGTAATAAACGGTAGTCAGATAGCAAACTTTGTATCTACAGGCGCAGTAACTGTACCCGCAGGCACGATAGACCAAAGACCCAGCCCAGCGGTTAACGGCATGTTTCGCTACAACACAAGTAATGCTACATTTGAAGCATACATCAATGGAGCTTGGAATTTTATACCATGACAGTCAGAATAAATGCCAGCTCTGCGGGGCTAACCGAAACAGTTGATACCACTGGAATCCTCGAATTTCAGACTGCAAACACGTCTGCTCTTGTAATTGGCACAAATCAAAACGCCAATTTTACTAGCACTGGCGCCATTATTCTGCCAAACGGAACCACAAATAACAGACCAACCGGCGTAAATGGAATGATTCGCTACAACACAGATAGTCCAGGATCAATAGAAGGATATGTTGGCGGTAACTGGGTAACGATTAAGTCTGGCTCATACACTGTTGATTATTTAGTTGTGGCTGGCGGTGGCGGTGGTGGCGCAAATCACGGCGGTGGTGGAGGTGCTGGTGGTTATATAGCAATTGATGCTTATACAGTAACACCAGGAACTGGGTATACCGTTACCATTGGTGCTGGTGGCTCTGGTGGAGTTACCTCATTAAGAGGCGCTATTGGCTCTAATTCTTCCGCACTTTCACAAACTTCAATTGGCGGCGGAGGTGGCGGAAGCAGGGCGAATAGTGGAATTGAGTCTGGTACAAACGGAGGTTCGGGTGGTGCTGGTCCTGGAACATTCCCTGGAACTGCTGGTACAGGAACTGCAGGTCAAGGAAATAACGGAGGTGGTGGCTCTGGTAACAGTCCTGATGGGCCGGGTAATGGCGGTGGTGGTGGAGGTGCTAACGCAGCAGGACAAGCTGGTACAGGAACAACATCAGGATCAGGTGCTTCTGGAAACGGTGGTAACGGAACTGCATGGCTAAACGGAACTACTTATGCTGGTGGCGGGTCTGGTGGTCGTTGGAGTTCAGGAACAACTGGAACAGGCGGTACTGGCGGTGGCGGTAATGGCGGAAATAACGATACCGTTGTTGGTGGAAATGGAACTACAAATCTTGGCGGCGGTGCTGGTGGCGGTGGTGGAGGTGGAGCTAACGGTGGAAACGGTGGTTCTGGAGTTGTAATTGTTCGTTACTCTGGCTCTCAAAAAGGAACTGGCGGCACAGTTACTTCTTCAGGTGGATTTACTTACCATACCTTTACGTCTAGTGGTACTTACACAGCCTAATCATGCTAGGTTTTACACCATTTGCATCCGCCCCGTTTTCTGACTTAGGTTCAGCAAATGCCGAGGTATTTGTAACTGGCGTAACTGGGGTAGGGCAGACTGGTGTTTTAGACGCAACTGGTACCGCCAATGTATTCTTAACAGGCGTTCAAGCCGTAGGTCAGGTAGGTACGGTAGAGGCTCAAGCAGATGCCAACGTATTCTTAACAGGTGTTCAGGCGGTAGGGCAGCTTGGAACGGCTACTGTAACTGCTGATGCCAACATATTCCTAACCGGTGTAACAGCCATCGGGCAGGTCGGAACTGTAGACGTATCAGCCAACGCAAACGTTTACCTAGAAGGGGTTACAGGATATACTCAGCTAGGTACGGCCAATGCTACAGGTGGTGCAAATGTAGATCTTATTGGCGTTCAGGCAGTCGGACAAGTTGGTACTGTAGGCATTGAAGTTGTAACCCAAGTCTTTGTAACAGGTGTTACGGCAGTCGGTCAGGTAGGTACAGTAACAGTAACAGCAAACGCAAACGTATTTTTGGTTGGCGTACAGGCAGTAGGAATAGTAGGGCAGGTGCTTGTTTGGGGTCAAATACCAGACAATCAGACACCAAATTGGACAAATATTGACGATGACGGTAGCTCTGGATGGACGCAAGTCGTTGATAATGCAGCAGAAAATTGGGACTTAATAGCGGCTTAATATGGCAAGTACATACTCTTCCTCGCTTAGAATACAGCTGATTGAAACAGGCACCGAAGATCAGGCTTGGGGTCAACCGCTTGATAACAATCTAGGCACCGTTATTGAGCAGGCGATTGTTGGGTCAAACACCATTAGCCTGACAAACCTCACATCTTTAACTCTTTCTACTGCTAACGCTGCGGTAGACCAAGCCCGTAATGCCGTATTAGTGTTTGATGGCGCTCTTACCGCAAACTGCAACGTTATAGCTCCTAGTGTTAAAAAAGTATACGTAGTCAGTAACAAGACTTCTGGCGGATATTTTGTCAATATCAAGACTTCAGGCGGTAATGCCGTTAACGTAATTAATGGCACAAATCAACTTGTTTATTGTGACGGTACAGACTTTAAGACCGCAGTCAATATCAACGTTATTATTGGTAATTTAAGTGTTTCTGGAAATGTAACTGCTAATGGATCTGTAACTGTTGGGTCGGGAAGTAATACTTTTAGTACTGTAAGTAGCAATTTAACTTTTACATCAACTTCAAACGTGGTTAGTTTTGGGTCAAATGTAGGCGGTTTGATTCCACCAAGAGGTACAAATGCACAACGACCAACTGCAGTAGCAGGTATGCAGCGCTGGAACACAGACATTAATGCTTTGGAGATCTACAATGGGTCTGCTTGGCAAAAAATAACTCCATAGGAATTAATCATGCCATCAACTTACTCCCCCTCGTTAAAAATAGAACTAATTGGTAACGGCGAACAGTCTGGTACTTGGGGTCAAACTACAAACAACAATATGGGTACGCTTATTGAGCAATCCATTGCTGGCGTTGAATCAATTACCTTAACTGGCAATAAAACACTTACTAGTTTTAACGGTTTATCAGACGAAGCGCGTAATGCAGTACTGGTATTTAATGGTTCACTTGCTGCTCCAGCAAATGTTATTGCTCCATCCGTACAAAAAACATATGTTATTACTAACAATGCTGGCGCTAACGTTACAGTAAAAACTGCTAGCGGTAATGGAGTAGTTATTGGTAACGGACTTAGTTCTTTAATTTACTGTGATGGCACTGACTTTTATACTGCAGTTAACGTCAATAACGTTATTGGTAACTTATCGGTATCAGGAAATGTAGCTGTATCTGGTGGTGTAATTGGTGTTGGAAATAGTAATGTTTCTACTACATCAGGAAATTTAACCCTAACTTCCAACTCTAGCATTATTGATATGTCTACTAATACTGGTGCGTTTATTCCTCCTACAGGAACAACTGGAGAAAGACCATCAAATTTAGCATTAGGGATGTCACGTTGGAATACCAGCATCGGCGCTTATGAGGTTTGGACTGGAACCGCATGGCAGATTGTTGCGTCTAGCACATATAACGTCAGCGCATTAGTAGTTGCTGGTGGTGGTGGCGGAGCATCGGGTGGCGGTGGCGCTGGTGGTTTAATTTCAACAGCTAGTTTTGTTGTTACACCAACAACCGCATATACCGTAACAGTTGGAACGGGCGGCGCTCAAAATACAAGCGGTTCAAATAGTTCCGCTTTAGGTTTTAATGCTATTGGTGGCGGCGCAGGCGGTGGTCAAAATACGGCAGGTGCTAATGGTGGTTCAGGCGGCGGTGCTGGTTGGGGGGTAACTACTTCAGGTGGTACTGGTACTGGTGGTCAAGGCAATAATGGTGGTCAAGGTTCGGGGGGCAATGGATTTGCTGCTGTTCCTGGTGGAGGTGGAGGCGGAGCTAGTGGTAGCGGTGCTAATGCGTCCGCAGATAATGCTGGTAATGGTGGAGCTGGTACTGCAAGTTCTATAACAGGAACGTCCATAACTTATGCTGGTGGCGGTGGTGGCGGGAACTACACAGGTCCAGGTGGTGGTGGTGTAGGTAGTGGAGGTGCTGGTGGTGGTGGAAACGGTGGGAATTTACTAGGTGTAAATGGGATTGCAAACACAGGCGGTGGTGGCGGTGGCTCAAATCGTGATGGTGGCGCTGGTGGTGTTGGTGGTTCTGGTGGCTCTGGAGTTGTAATTATTTCGTATGCGAACCCAACGCAACGTGCAAGCGGCGGCTCAGTTACAAACTACACCCTTGGTGGAATAGTTTATTGGGTCCATACATTTAACACTTCGGGAACATTCACAGCATGATTATTCAAAAACAAGCTATTGGCGATGATTGCGCAACCAAAATAGAGATTCTGTGTCCTAACTGCGGTCGGGACGTAGATGAAACGGAATTAGCTGTACAAAAATGCAATGACTGCGGGTACGATTTATCGCAGCCAAAGCAAAGTGTTGAAGTTCACGCAACCTCAGTACCAACGGTTGCAATTACGTTTTAAGGAATAACATGGAAAACAAAGAAACTTACTTAGAATCTGCCAAAGAAGTTGCTGGCAAAGCAATTGGCAAACACGGCTTAATCTATATCACCATTATCGTAATTGTTGGCGTAGGCGCTTCAATTATCCTAGAAGAATCTAAGATGGCTGCGGTTATGGGGCTATTAGGTGCGTCATTGACTGCCCTGATCTCAATGCTAAATAACGTTGCTGGTGCTACTCCTAAGCAGGACAAGCCTGAGTTTGAGATTATGAAAGAACTTATCCATCGTTTAGATGGCATGGCCGACCGTGACCCAATGTCCGTTCAGGTTGAAGGCGATAAAGTTACCGTTCGTAAAGGCGACAACGAAACCTCGGTAGGGAGAAAATAATGTTTCCAATCGGCGCAATACTAGATGTAGGGATGAAGCTAGTTGACAAGTTCTTCCCAGATCCAGAGCAAAAGGCAAAAGCCCAAGTAGAGCTACTAAAGATGCAGCAAGACGGTGAGCTGGCTAAGATGCAGGCGGACATGGCAGAGAACAAGGAGTTAACCGCTCGCCTTCAAGCCGACATGAGCAGTGACAGCTGGTTGTCCAAGAACATCCGCCCAATGACGCTGATCTTTATTTTGTGTGCTTACTTCCTGTTTGCCATGATGAGTGCCTTTGGTAACAACGCCAACGAGAAGTATGTTGAGCTGCTTGGGCAATGGGGCATGTTAATTATGTCGTTTTACTTTGGTGGCCGCACCCTTGAGAAGATCATGGATATGAAGGCTAAAGAAAAAGTAGCTGAGGCAGAAGCAAAAGATGCAAAGTAATTTTGAAACTTGCTTGACACTGCTGCTTGCCCATGAGGGCGGCTTTGTAAACCATCCTCAAGACCCAGGCGGCATGACCAACCTTGGTGTAACTAAGCGGGTTTGGGAAGAATGGACGGGGCATGAAGTTGACGAAAAGCAGATGCGCGCCCTAACGCCTGAACTAGTAGCGCCACTTTATAAAAGGAAATACTGGGATGCTGTACGTGCTGATGATGGTCTTGTGGATGGTGTTGATTATTGCGTTTTTGACGTTGCTGTTAACTCAGGCCCCGGAAGAGCCATTAAGTTTCTGCAGTCGTGTGTTGGCGTTACTGCTGATGGCGGTTTTGGCCCTGCTACTATGGCTGCCGTAGCAAAAGCACAGGAAGACCCAGCTAGATTAATAGAGATGTATTGCGCTCGGCGGCTAGAGTTCTTACAATCACTAAAGACCTTCGAAACGTTCGGCAAAGGCTGGTCCAGACGCGTTCAAGAAGTTAAAGACAAAGCACTCAAGATGTTAGGGTAAACCCGATGCCATTACAGAAAATCGTTCTTCGCCCTGGATTAAACCGAGAAGGTACTAACTACGCCAATGAAGGCGGGTACTATGACGGCGATAAGATACGTTTTCGTTCTGGGTTCCCAGAAAAGATAGGTGGCTGGATTCGTTTTAGCGCTGGTAAGTTTTTGGGAGTTGCTAGGTCGTTATGGAACTGGGCTACCTTAAACGGTGCTAATTACCTAGGACTTGGAACCAATCTTAAGTATTACATTGAGTATTCTGGAGAGTACTACGACATTACGCCGATTACTTCTACGGCAACTCTTAACAACGTTATTAGCACTGGATTTACTACTTTGGTGGCTAACCTAACCGCTAACGCTGATACCTTTGCCTTAACGAACGGCACGTATTTTCCGCAGAATAGTGGCTTGGTAAAGATTAACAACGAGCAAATTTTTTATGCTACTTTAAATGCGAACGTAGCTACTGGCTGTGTTCGTGGATATAACAACACCACTGCTGCAAGTCATTTGGCTAACGCTAACGTTGCCAGTGCTTATTTGTACGTAAATGATGCTGCGGCGTCTAATGCAGCTATTAACACCCAATTTGTTAGTTTTGCTAACAGCACAGCGGTAGATGGTTTTTCAGCAAACCTTATTAATCAAGAACATCAAGCATTTAAATATACATCTGGCGGTTTCTTTTTCCTTGGATCTTCTCCAGATAACAGCCTTGCAAACGTAACCTTTGCCAATGCCTCAGTCATTAATGGTGGTGGTCCAACAATTAACGTCAGTTATCAAACCGAACCTGGACTAGCCGTATACAGTATTGGTACTGGTTGGGGTGCTGGCCCATTTAACCGTGGCACATGGGGTTCTGCATTTACCAGCGGCGGTATTGGTCAACAGCTTCGTATTTGGACAAACGATAACTTTGGTCAAAATTTAGTTTACGCTCCTCGTGGTGGTGAGATTTATTACTGGGAAGCAAATACTGGTTTAGCTGTAAGAGGTCAAAAGCTAGAAGACCTAGCAAACGTAGCGGTAGCGACTAGCGGACAGTGGGTTCCAAAAGCCACCAATGCCGTTATTTCCTCAGCAATTCAGCGTTTTGTAATTGCCTTTGGTTCTAATTCGTATGACCCCACAGACCCTGATACCCCGTTTGATCCAATGCTGGTGCGCTGGTCAGACCAAGAAAACCCATTTGCATGGGAGCCAGATGTAACCAATCAAGCTGGTGAGTTCCGCGTATCTAACGGTTCGTACTTAATGGATGCAGTAGCCACCCGTCAAGAGATTCTAGTTTGGACTGATTCTGCCCTGTATTCCATGCAGTACCTTGGACCACCCTATGTCTGGGGCTTCCAAATCTTGATGGACAACATCTCAATCATATCGCCTAACTGCGCAATTACGGTTAACAACGTGACGTACTGGATGGGCGCGGATAAGTTCTACATGTACTCTGGCCGAGTAGAAACACTACCTTGTGCATTGCGTCAATTTGTATTTGATGACATCAACAAAGACCAAGCCTGGCAAGTAACTTGCGGTGGTAATGAGGGGTACAACGAAGTATGGTGGTTCTACTGCTCTCAAAACAGCGTAATTATTGACCGCTACATTGTTTATAACTACCTTGATCGGGTATGGTATTACGGCAACTTAAACCGCACCGCATGGCTTGATTCTGGTATTCGTCAAAACCCAATGGCTACTACTCGTATTGGTGTAGATGATGTTGGCAACCCAATAGGAACTGCCGTGTATCACGAGCTTGGCAACGATGACCAAACCACGGCGTCTACCCTACCAATTTCAGCCTATGTACAGTCTTCTGACTTTGATATTGGGGACGGACATAACTTTGGGTATATCTGGCGCATGATCCCTGACGTAAACTTTAACGGCTCAAACGTCAATCAGCCAAGCGTAGTGATGGAATTACAACCCCGCCAGTTTGCAGGATCCGGCTATGGCACCCCTTCTAACTCTACAACCACTAGCTTAAACAACTTTACAACGTTCCCACAGTACACAGTCCAGCAGTTTACAGAGCAGGTGTATACACGGGTTCGGGCACGGCAAATGGCTGTTCGGATAAGTTCAGATGGCTTGGGTGTAGCTTGGCAGCTAGGCGCTCCACGGATTGATATTAAGAATGACGGTCGCAGATAAATGGCTAATGCTATAAACCTTACTACTACAATAGTTCCGTCAAAGGCGCCTAACTTACCGATTGCGCCCGTAGACTACAGCCAGCAATATCAAGATCAATTTAGTAACGTTCTCCGTTTATATTTTAATCAGATCGACAATGACTGGGCAGCGGTGCTTGGCCCTAACGGTGGTAAATACACACGGTTTCCCCATATATCTGCGTACGATGCAACTAGCCAATATGCACTAGCCAACACAACAACCACGGTTCTATGGAGTGATTTAGTATCTGGATCAGGGTTTACCCTTAATGCAAATAGTACTGCAACATGCGAAATAGCCGGTGTATATAAGATTGACTACAGCCTTCAGTTTGCTAATACCGACAACGCTATCCATGATGCTGATGTTTGGTTAAAAGTAAACGGAACTAACGTTCCAGATTCGGCCACTAGATTTACGCTTCAAGCTAGAAAAAGCGCCAGTTTATTTAATTACACTTGCGGCTACTCTCATGTCACTTTTGAAATAGCTGCTGGAGACGTAATTAGTTTAGTTTGGGCGTCAGATAAAGTCGCCACTGCTAATGCGTCATCGGATGGATTATTCATAGAAGCACTCCCAGCCTCTGCAAGCCCGTATAGCCGCCCTGCAATTCCTTCTGCCATAGGCACAATAGCCTTTGTATCTGCGCCGACAACATGATAAACTTCAACATAATTAACCCCAAGGGGTCCGCATGAGCCTACACACCGCTGCAAAAAACCTGTCAAGTAAAGGGCGTGGTAAAGACACGCTACTAGTCCATATGTCCCCACGTGAAGTTCAGGGGTTACAGGCGCTTGCCAAATCTAAAGGTGGTTCACTTACTATTAACCCGGAAACAGGCTTAGTTGAAGCTGGCTTTTTAGAGCAAGTTCTTCCTGTTGTTGCTGCCGCTGCGGCTACTTATTTTACGGCTGGCGCTGCTGCGCCTACTTTAGCCACTGCTTTAGGTAGTTCTACGGCTGGTGGTATCTTGGCTGGTGCCGGTGCTGGTGCTCTTATCGGTGGTGGTTCTGCTGCACTGCAAGGTAAAGATGCAAGTCAAGGCGCTCTCTATGGTGGTTTAGGTGGTGCTATTTCTGGTGGTTTAGGCGCTTACGGAGATGCTAATGTATTTGGAGTTGGAACTGATGCTGCTACTAAAACAGGCACTCAGGTAGGCACGCAGGCAGCAACAACCGGTGTGGATGCGGCGGGTAATGCGGTTTCTATGGCAAGCCCAACAGCAAGTACAGGGTTTATTAGCCCTGAAACGGGTATGGCTGTTACGCCTCCGCCTGCGGCTAATTTAAATGTTGGTGATGTAGAAGCACAGATGGGCGGTTTTTATGGCGGCCGAGCACCGGTAAATCCATACGCAGATATGACCAACGCCCAGATTACTACGGCTACAGGCATTCAACCTTCACCTGCCCCACCCCCAACGTACTTCCAAGAAGCAAACAAACTGACTCAAGCAGGTATTTTGGCATTACCGGGTTTAGGTGCTGCTGCTGGAGATAGTTACAACCCGCCAGGTAGCGAGCAATACGACGAGAATAGCCCCTACCGCATGCGCTTATCCAAGAACTTTCAAGGCTCTACACCCGTTAGACCTAACCCATATTACCGAGCACAATACGCTCAGGGCGGTATGGTAGCTATGGCTCCCGGTGGTTTAACTTCGCTTCAAAACAATATGTACCCGCAAGGACAACAAGTTAATACGCAGTTCGCTACACCAACGCAAATGCCAACCAGCGCAGAAGTAGTGCGTTCAGACTACGATGCACCAACTAACCCGTACAGCGGTCAAATGATGGCTAAAGGTGGTATTGCAAACTTAGGAGGGTACTCAGATGGCGGTCGAATGCTTAAAGGTCCTGGCGATGGTATGTCTGATAGTATTCCTGGTGTTATCGGTGGTAGACAGCCTGCTCGGTTGGCTGATGGCGAGTTCGTAGTTCCTGCTGATGTAGTTAGCCACTTAGGTAACGGGTCTACTGATGCTGGCGCCAAGAAGCTATACGCCATGATGGCTAAGGTTCGCCAAGCACGTACAGGTAAGAAGAAACAAGCTCCTGCTGTTAAATCTGCTAAATACATGCCAGCATGACGTTAAAAGTTCAGCCGGTACCGGTTCAGCTTGTTAATCAACTTTGGGAGAAGGTAGAGCCTTTTATCAAAAGTGCTGAAGAAAAAGCGGGTGTTACGGAATATACGGCGGAACAGATTAAGGTTTATTTAGTTCTCGGCGAGTGGATGTTGCTAGTAGCTACTGATGAGGCTAATGAAATACATGGTGCGGCTACGGTTAGCTTTATTAATTATCCTAACGACAGAGTTGCTTTTATTACCATGATAGGTGGAAAATTAGTATCAAACCCAGAGACTTTTGCGCAGATGTCTGCTATCTTTAAAGTCAACGGAGCTACTAAAATTCAAGGGATGGCAAGAGAGTCTATTGCTCGCTTGTGGAAACGGTTTGGCTTTGTTGAAAAAGCTACTTTAGTGGAAACTAAAATATGAGTATTTTAAAATCTAAACACAGCGGTTGGACATGGGAAATGAAACGCACGCCTTTTGGCGGTGGTGGAAGTCCAGGTAGCACTACTACTCAAACTTCTAACATTCCGGAATATGCACGTCCGTATGTTGAGAACATGCTTGGCGCAACGCAGTCTCAATTATTTGACACTACTACAGACCCAGAAACCGGTGAAAGACAGATTACTGGTTTTAAACCGTATCAAGCATACAGCCAAAACGTAAACGACTACTTTGCTGGCTTCTCACCACTACAACAGCAAGCGCAAAGCGAAATTAGCAATTTAAGAACACCTGGGCAGTTTGGTATGGGCACTGATTTAGCCGGCCAAGCAGGTGCAGGACAGTTAAGCACAACAGCTCCAGCTATGGGGTATGGCGCACAAGGTGCAGGCATTGGTGCTTTAGGCGTTGGCGCTTCTCAAATGGGTTTTGGTGCTGGACAAGCATTTGAAAATAAAGCGACTAACGCCGGTGATGTTGCACGTTACATGTCACCGTACATGCAAAACGTGGTTGACTACCAAAAGTCTCAGGCGTTACGTGACTTCCAAATGGGTCAGCCTATGATGCAAGCTAAGGCTGTTGGTCAAGGCGCCTTTGGTGGTAATCGTTTGGCCTTACAACAGTCTGAAGCGCAGCGTGGTTTGATGTCACAGTTGCAAGGGATTCAAGCTACAGGCACACAAAAGGCATTTGAAGATGCGCAGCGCCAGCAGCAGTTTGGTGCTCAATTAGGGTTACAAGGTTTGGGTGCTGGTTATCAAGGGCTTAATGTTGGTTTGCAGGGAGTTCAGTCTGGGTTACAGGGTATTAATACTGCCCAACAAGGGTACAGTGGGGCTACTCAAGCTGGCGGCACATTAGGTAATATCGGTGCTCAGCAGTCTCAATCTGACTTAGCGCGTATTGCTTTGTTAAATGAGATTGGCGGTAAGATGCAAGGCTTTGAGCAAGGTAAGATTAACCAAGCTATTCAAGATTACGGCACTGCGCAGCAGTATCCAGTGATGCAGTTGGGTTTAATGTCAAACATGCTCCGTGGATTACCAATGCAATCTACTACAACGCAAATGTACCAAGCGCAACCCGGTATGGCGCAACAAGCTGCTGGTATGGGTCTTGGAGCTCTCGGCGCATACAAAGCGTTTAGTTAAGGAACTACTATGAATTCATCTATGCCACAAAGCGGCGCAGCACCTTCTTCCCCTAACGCAATGCCGGGCGGTTTAGGCGCTATTCTTCAGCAACCAAATCAAGCACCAAAAGGAGCTTCTGCGGGAGATATGGCAGCCATGATGGCTATGGCTAAAGAGTTGCCTGATAGTGAACTGGCTGACGTTTTAAACGGTAGAAGCATCCGTATTCCACAATCGCTTGCCATGATAGTGGCAATGGGACGTAAGCAGCTACGCAATGCGATGCAGGGTGCACAGGCGCAACAACAAGCCCAACAACCCAGCGTTAAAGACCGGTTCCTTGCAGAAGAAGCACAGATGGCGGCTGCACCGCAGGGTGGCATAGACCAACTACCTGCACCCAATATGGACTCCGTGGACATGGCTGGTGGCGGTATTGTGGCGTTCCAAGATAATCAAGACCAGCCCGTACGCGAAGGCATGCCTTCTTTTGCCGAAGGTTCAGAAACAGACAAGAAGATACTTGAGTTTCTAAAAAATGCTCCCGGAGCCCTTGTAGACAAGTTTAAGCAGTTAAATCAACCACGTGGGACAACGTTTGCGGGCACACAAGCTGAACTTGATGCTATGGTTCAACGGGGTAGAATGCCTAAACGCGCTGCCGCTGAAACACCCGCTAGCTCAAATAAACAATATACAGCGCAAGAACTGGACGATATAGCACGAGGCCAAGGGGTGTTTCCAGAAGGCTCTTCGGCGTTGCCTACCGGTTTAGATGTGCCTACTCCTCCTAAAAAAGATACTCCTAAAAAAGCAGGTCTACCTGCAATAGCTCAAAGCGACCAACCCGCAAGAAGCCAAGCAGAACAAGATTATCTAGCTCAGTTGGCTGGTGTTGGAGAAAAAACGCGTGCAGGTATTGCCGGTCTTAAGAACGAAGCGCAGTCTCAGATGCTGTTTGATGCCATGTCTGCCTTGCTGGGTAATCGTAATATTGCTGAAGCAGGTTCTAAGTTTGGTCAGTTGGCGTCCGGACGCCTTGGCGCTATGAACAAAGAACGTCGTTCGATTGAGAAAGAAGCTAACGAGTACGACCTTAACTTGGCTAGATACCGTGCAGCACTTGATGCTGGTGATAAAGACCGTGCGTTTAAATACAAGCAAGCCGCCGACGAGAACAGATACCGTATGGCTATGGTTAATAAGCCTGACTCCGGTATTGCTATGCTTAACGCGCTCAAAGATCCTAAGATGATGGAGCTTTACCAGCAGATGAATATGGCTAAGAAGCCAACTGATGTTGTGTCCAGAAAAGACGCAATGGAAGATTTTAATAAATACCCAAGTTTAAAACGGCAGTATGGTGATTTTGAAACGTATTTTAGAACTATTAATAACCAATTACTATCTGCTACAATTCCTGGACAAGGCGCAGTTACTAGACCCTTCTAGCATCGCCAGCTAGTTACTTGAGTAAAGACATATGCCATATTTGCGTTTGCCTGATGGTTCCTACATGGAAGTGCCCGAAGGGGTATCACAGAGCGAAGCGCTCGCTCACGCAAGACAAAAATACGGTGATTTATTTAAGCAAGGTGCTAAAACAGGCCCTAAAACAGGTGCTGGCGCTGCACTCGGTAGCGGTACTGAATCTTTTATTAGCTCATTGCGCACAGGCGCAGAAGGCATATTCTCCCCTGAAGAAGCGGCGCGTAAAGGTTTAGAACGAGAAGAAGCCCGTGCAAGCAAGTATGCTGAGCAAGTTGGGTTAGACAAGCTAAAAGAAGCCTACGAAAAACAAGGTTTTACTGGTGCTGTTGGCGAAGTAGGTCGTCAAATTCCTTTAGCTCTTCTTGAACAAGCGCCTAATATTGCGGCTACATTAGCTAGCGCTAAACTTGGCGCTGTTGCAGGTTCTCCATTTGGTCCTGTTGGTGCTGGTATTGGCGCTCTTGGTGGTGCTATTGCCCCTTCCGCTTTACAGCTTTTTGGTTCTAACATCCAACGGCAAGCGGCTGAACAACAGGCTACGGGGCAACCACTAGATATTAGCCGTAGCGCCGCAGCTGGTGCAACTGCGCTACAAGCCCCCCTTGATGTAGCTGCTACCTTTATTCCGTTGGGCGGTAGGATTGCCGGTAAGATTTTTGGTCCGGAAGTTGAAAAACTTCTGATGCGTGGCGGTACAGAAGCTGCAGAAAAGCTAGCTAAAGAGTCGTTTGCTAAGACACTGACTAAAGGTGTGGCTATTGGTGCTGCCGCAGAAGTTCCGACTGAAGTTACACAGCAAATGCTGGAACGTGCGCAAGCAGGGCTTGACTTAACTTCCCCTGATGCGCTTAAAGAATACGGCGAAGTTGCATATCAGGCTAGTTTGTTGTCGCCTATTGGTGGCGCTGGTCGTTTTGCAGATAAGTCTGGTGCACGAGATCAGGTAGCAGCACAAGCACGAGAAAAAGAAGAAATTGCTCGTGTTGCCGAAGAACAACGTAAACAATCCCCAGAGTACAGGGCTGAATTAGAAACCCAACGCAACGATTTGCAGGGGCGCATTACTGAAATTCAATCGGTTCTTAAAGACCCGCGTCTTGATAAAGAAGCCGTTGAAGAAGGTAAAAAAGAAATTAAAGACCTTCAGGCCCAAATTAAAGAAATCGTTGGCGAACTAAAAACAGCCGGCGCTCCAACTGAAACTTTTAGTATTGACCAAGCTATTGCTGAGCGTAAAGCACAAGAAGAGGCAGAAGTTGCTAAAACTGCAGAAGCAGAGAAGGTTAAACAAGATTCACAGGGGTTCATTAAAGAACACCAAGCCCTTTCAAGCACAGTAGACTACCTGCAAACTAAATTGCAGAACGCCATGAAAGAGGGCAACCTCGATCAAATTGAGAATTTTGGTGACTTGCTTGACAAGAAAAATGCCGAGTTAGCGCAGCTATCTGACTTAGCACAACGTGCTGGTATAAACGTACGTACCCCTGAAGCGCAATTAAAGAGCGCTAGCGCGGCATTACGTAAAGCCCAAAAAAAACTATCTGACGCTAGCGAAGACGCAGATTTAACTCCAGAGAAACGCAAAGAATTAATTCAAGGTGTTAAAGATGCGCAGGCAGGCGTTGAAAAATTAAGAAAAGAAGTTGATGACCGTAAAGAAGGGCAGCAAGCAAGTGCTGAACTGGCGGCTAAACAACAAGAGCGTCTGCAAGGGCCTACCAAATACAACAAAAAAACCGGTCAATTTGAGGTTCTTAGCGAAGAAGAAATTAGCGAGCCAATTGACATGGCTGCGTACGAGCTCAAAGCTAATGAGATTACCAACAACCGTCTTGCTGGTTTAGCGGCGGCAGCTACTGAACGGCAAAGAGCCTTCGGTGAAATGGATACTGCGCAAGAAGTTGCTACAAATATCGAAGATGGCAAGTTGTTTAATACGTCTGCTAAGCTGCTTGGTCTGCCAACTAACGCTGGTAAAAATGGTAATTGGGATTTTAGCGACCCTAAAGAAGCGGGGCTTTTGCTTAAAGAAGTAACGTCTACGCTTGACCAAATTGAAAGAGACCGCGCGATAGCAGAACAGTATGGGATGGATTTACCTGCAGACCCACGTACGCCATACCTAGAACAGATTTTTGAAAAGGTAAGCGGTGTAGCTGCAGTTGAAAAAGCGGAGTTACCTAAAGCTAAAGTAGATGCTCGTAGAAATCTACGCTACCGTGAAGCTGAAATTCCAGCAGCTCAGAAGCTGTTCAAGCCCGACCTGCCAGTTGGTGAGTACACGCCTAAGCATCTTGAAAAAATACGTAATGAGCTTAACGAGGTAAATCGTTTGCTCAAAGCAGATGTTGATTTTGACGCATCAAAGAAAAAACAAATTGCTGCTCTTAAGCGTCAAGCAAGTAAAGCTAAAAAAACTGCAGAGAAAAAAGACATTTCTGCTGCAGATAAAAAAGCAGCTAAAGACTTAATCAAGCGTATTGATGCAGATATTGAACGGGTTAAAAATACAGACCGGCTTAATGAAGGCGTAAAAGAAAGACTTGAACGCCGTAAAGCACGTCTTGAGAACGAGATTCTTGACGCTACCTTACCCATACGTGCCAAAGGTAAAGCGCCTAAATACCTGCGTATTGAGTCTGATATTGAAACGCTTAACAATCAACTAAAAGAAGCTACTGCTCCTAGTGAAATTAAACGTTTACAGAACCGTATTGCTAATGCGGAAGCTAAACTGGTTAAAGTAAAGAAAACTTCACGGCTACCTGAAGGTGGCGCTAGAGGCGAGCGTGTTGTGGGTGCCGCAAAAGAAGGCACAGCGCTTACTGAAATCCAAGATGCAATTGACCAGCTTCGTAAGGGTGAGTTTATGGGTGGTGCTGCTGCCACCGAATCTACTCTTGAAGGGCAGTCTCGTCCGTTAATTCTTCGTGGTATCCGCAACGATGTAGACACGCTTATCATGGCGGCTATTTCTGACATCAACATTGGTCGTCGTAGTCGTAAAGAAGCGGACATGACCATCGACGAGCAGAAAGAGTTTGCTACTATTGTTGAGCAGCTGCTGTTAAGCAAAGCAGCTAAGGCTACAGGTTGGCGCGCTAAGATACAAAGAAACCCTGAAACTGCAGAAGAAACGGCTATTTCTCAAGCGTTTAAAGATGCCGGTTTTGACTTTGGTAATAAGACCGCTTACGAACAATACATTGATGCTATTGGCAAAGCTGGCTTACGCGACGAAGATATTGTTGCTAATTATGGCGAAGCCAATAAGCAAATCGAACGTATACGTAATAATCTTGACACGCTGATTGACAAGAAAAACGACCTTGAAGATAAGCTAAAAAGTGCTACTGATAGAGAGCTTGTTGACACCTACAAAAAGCAAATTGATCGTTTAGCTAAGTCCATAAAAGAAGCCGATAAAGCATACGACGACGCTAAGGCCGAATTTGTTAGGGGTGAAAAAGAAGGCAAGGGTGAGATTCGCACCGGTATGCGGGAGCAAGAGCGCATCGATATTAGAGATACGCTTGATAAACTTAAGCAATCGTTTGGTTCTGACCGTGCAGTATTAGTTGAAGCGCCGGAAATTACTGCTGAAAGCATGCCTGATATTGATGGCGAGCCAAAAGAATTATCCAAGCTGCGTAATACTGCTAATGCGTTCTTAGAATCTACAAACGGCATACTGCGTGGTTTAGGCGAAGCTTTACGTATCTTTACCCCTGTAGACGTGCGTAAGTCTAAAGCTATTCTTGACGACTTTAATACGCAAAAGCAAACCGCTCTTGACTTCATGCGGGACATTGCTGGCAGTAAAGAAGACAAAGCGTCGTTCTTCAACAAGGTAATTGTCGCTACCAAGAAAGATAAAGAAGCTGCTGAAGCTGAAGTAGAAGCTAACGCTGCTGAAAAAGAATCAAAGACAAAGGGCGATAAATTAATTAATGCTAGCTTACGTCGTAAAGCCGATAAACTTCGTAGCCAAGCTGATGCTTTACGTAAAGAAGTTAATAACGACATTAACGAGACGCTTGAGCAGGTTAGAAGTACGATTGCCGTTGCTGAAGGCGCTGCCAAACAAAAACTTGACGCTGACTTTAAACAGTTCTTTGACCAACTTAAAGAAAACAATTCAAACTACCTAGAAGCGTCTCAAGCGTACCAAAAGGCGCGCGACTCGTACTATACCAAGAAACGTGCGGAAGCAGGCGCTGCTAGAGCCGCCCAAGAAGGCACCGACAGAGAGCGCTTGGCTAAGTCCCTTAAAAAAGGTGAGCAAGAAGGCCGTCAAAAAGTAGGTCTTGGTTTACCCGGTAAAAAAGTAGAAGCGGTTGTAACGCAGACGGTATTAAGTAACTTAGCGTTCACTAACATGAGCAAAAAAGTTACTACCATGCGTAAGTTATTTGACGCAATTGGTAAAGCTGAAGGCGTTGAAGCCGTAGCAAATGCAAAAGAAGCCTATGCTAATGAAGTTATTAAAACTCGTGCTTATGCAGAACGTGAAGGTTTTGGTCTTGGTCAAGGCGAACTTGGTGATTTGTTTATCCAGCTTGGCAAAGTAGCAGCTGATTCTCCTGAAGGCAAGGCGCTTACCAGAGACATTAACAAACTTCGCGCGCAAGCCGAAGAAGACGCCGCACGCCTTAGTGTTGTGCAGCGCCGCAGAAAAGAAGTCGGTCCTGAAGGGTCAATTGAGCGTGAAGATAAACTTAAGTCTATTCAAGCCGAGCAGACTGAAGAAACCAAACGTAAGATTGAGCGCCGTAAGCAGGTTGTTACCGAGAAACAACGCACAAAAATACGTGAAACAGTTGAAAAAGAACTTGCCGCAGCTAACGCAAAAGAAATTAAAAAAGCCCCCGAAGGCGCCACAGCGGCGCAAAGAAAAGCAATTAACGCGGCCAACGACAAGATCCGTATTGCAAGGCAAGCGTTACAAGCGGAGCTTGATGTTATTACGGGCGCAGATTTTGACGTTCTTAGAAACCGTGGGCGCATCAAACAAGAAGCCTCTGATCGGCTGTATAAAAAATCTGCGTTTGAAAGCCAACGTGATAACGAGCTAGCCCGGGTTCTTAAAAAGCAAGACTTAATTGAAACAAAAGCAACCGGCGCAAAACTTAAACCAGCCGAGCAAAACTTCTTAGATAAATACGGTTCAGAACTTACGGAAGCTGAAGAAGCGTTAATTAAAAAAGCTGAAGCCGTAGGCAAAGGCGCTAAAGGCTACATAGAAAGCAAAGAAACGGAACGTAAACAGCAAGTTGCTACAACAGAAATTCAACTACAAAAACCGCTTAGCGAAAAAGAAAAGTTTGATAGAAATGAACGCATCAAACAGGTTAAGGGCCGTGTAAAAGAAAAACTTCTTAGCGACGAATTTAGTAAAGCAGTTAAGCAGCTTGACGTTGAAAAAGCAGGTTACGAGTCCGTAGGTATTACTGAAGCGGAGTTCAAAAAACTCGTAACCAAAGCCGAAGAACAGCGCCTTAATTTCTTCCTTAACGAGATCGAAGAGTCCAAGATTGACATAGATGACTTTAGCGGTCTGCACGAGGGCATGAAAGGCGACTGGGACCCACGTATTGAGAAACCAATTACTGGCGCCGGTGTAAGTTCTACTGTTGCACAACGTGTTGTTGACAAACTTAAACTGCCAAAAGGGCTCAAGGTTCTTGTTCTTGAGAAGCTGACGCCTACATTACGCGGTGCTATTGCAAAGGGCGGCTACACAGATATTGAGATTGACGGTGTTCGTGGCGGTGTAATGCCTGACGGTACAGTCTTTGTTGTGGCTAATAACCACGCAGATATTAAAGACGTTGAGCGTACCCTAGCGCACGAAATTACAGGTCACTTGGGCGTTGAGGGTGTACTTGGGCAGGCTGGCATGGATGCGCTTGCTAAGAAAGTTATTGCTCAAAACGGTAGCGTAGCTAAACTGGCTGACAAGTTGGGTGTGGGTGAAGATGCTCTTGCCGCTTACATGGCTGCTAAACAAGCTGGCAAGTCTGAAGAGTTTGCGCAAGCTAAAGCCCTACGTGAAGTTATCGCGCATACTGCTGAAGCTAGGCCCGATAAGAACTTTATTCAGAAAGCCAACGAGTTTATTAAAGCATTGGTCGGTGCGTTCCGTGCTGCCTTGCGTAAGATGGGTATTGATTTAGACATTAACACGTCGGACATCTACAAGCTACTGCGTGATGCGCGTCGTTCTGAAAAGATTGCTCCCGGTATATACAAAGGGCGTGATGGTGAATACCAGCTAAAACCCGGTAAAGCAACCTATGGTCCAGGCGGTGGGGTTATTGGCCGTGGTGTTGACATGGCGATGGCTAAGCAAGCGCCTTTAATGGATCGTTTGTTCCCCGCTAATATCGGTTTATACCTTAAGCAAAAACTAGTTAGTGGCGCAGCTAGCTTTGAAAAAGTGCTTGATGTTAAAGGCGTTAAAAACTCCTTGTTGGCTAACCAAGCTAAATATTATATTTCGCAACACAATCAACGATTTACCATTTCTGGCAACGCCACAACTATTGGCGTTCCAGTACTGCGCCAAGAAAAAGGCGGTAAGGGTTACGTGCTTGATGCTAAACCCGGCGCTAACTTAAAGAGCCTTGCTGAAGTTTTAGGCAGTATCGGCTGGGGTAACGCAGAAGGTATCCGTAACGCATATAGCCTGTACCGTATTAGCAAGCGTGCTAAGAATGTGGGCGTAGAAAAGCTGAACTTTAAAAAACCGCAAGAGATGGCAAAAATGCTTAAGGAAGTCGACGCTCTTGTCAAGAATAATGAGCAGCTTCGGGATGGCTTTAAAAAAGCAGATGCGATTTACGACCAGTACAACCGTGACCTCATGAATCTGTTGGTTCAAACAGGCGCCCTTCCAAAAGACAAAGCCATTGATTTGGTTAAAAACAACGACTATATACCGTTCTACCGTACAGAACAAAACGGCAACGTGGTGCTTGATTTAGGTGGTGCCGACCGTGTTCGTATTGGTAACTTAAAAGACCAGCCCTACTTAAAAGAGTTGGTCGGCGGTGATGAGCGCATCGTAGATATTTATACCGGCGCTTTACAGAACACCAACCTATTGATTGATATGGCGTTGCACAATCTAGCTTCTCGTAACGTCGCGTTTACTTTGGCTGACTTAGGCTTGGTAGACGTACGTGGTGATAAGGGCAAAGGCATTCGCAAGGGTAAAGGCCCAGCAGGCGATAAAGTTATTCGTTTTAGTGTGCAACCGGTTGACGACAAAGACGATGGCTTCCGTCACGTTATTGTAAATACTGAATCCACCGGCATCCCATCCGAATATTTGGTTCAAGGCTTAGCTGGCGTAAATACAAGCGTGCCTTCCTTGGTTAAGAGCATGGGCTTCTTCTCACGCACTTTACGTTCTTGGGTAACTAGAAACCCTGTGTATGCTGCGCGTCAGATTATCCGTGATCCGTTTACCGCAGTTATGGCTAGTGGTGTGGATACTGTTCCTGTGTTGAGTTCTTTAAAAGCCATGGGTAAATCCCTTGGTAGAATGCGGCGTGGTGAAGTTGGCAGTAGCGAAATCGAGCGCTTAGGTTTGGTAAGCAGCAACGTGTTTACGGGCACATCTGAAGATATGCAGAAGATTTTGTTGCAAATTACCAGCGGTAAAGGCGGTTGGGAGTCTTACTTAGCTAAAGCAGACGCCCTAGCAACCCAAGGTGATGCTGCAACGCGTGAAGTTGCTTTCAATAGTTTCCGTAAGCAAGGTTTGTCAGAACTAGAAGCAGCATTGGCCACATACGAAACAATGCCGTTTACTCAGCGGGGCACATCTTCAAGCCTGTTCTTGCTGTCCACCATGGTGCCGTTCCTTAACGCGCAGATTCAAGGTCTGAATGTGATATACAACGCGTTCACAGGAAAAGCTACTTTCCAAGAAAAGCTGCGTATTAAAGAAAAATTGTGGCAGCGCGGTATGTTAATGTTCGGCATGTCCATGGCGTACGCACTGTTAATGAGTGAGGACGAGGCATACCAAAACGCTAACGACGATGAAAAGTACAACAACTGGTTTGTATACGTGCCGGGTATTGATGAGCCAGTGCGCATACCAATCCCGTTTGAATTAGGTATTCCTTTCAAGGCATTACCGGAAGCGATTGTTAATGTTATGCGCGGCGACAGAACTGCTGGCGAAGCTACAAAAGCACTTGCTAAAATGATTAAAAATTCTGTGCCTCTTGGCCCATCGTCTATACCGGCTGGTGCTAAAGCACCGCTTGAAGTAATTACTAATTACTCATTCTTTACCGGTCGTGACATTATTAGCGATCGCTTAGCTGGTCTTGACCCAGCCGAACGGTTTAACGCCAACACTACTGAGTTGGCTAAGTTTATCGGTAAAGGTACAGGACAGATTCCAGTCTTGGGTGAGTACCTATCACCTGTTCAGATTGAGTACCTGTTGCGTGGGTACACCGGTAGCTTGCCTTTGGCGCTTGCTTCTATGGCTAACCCTCTGTTTGGTAGCGCTGGTGGTGAAAAGCCAACTGCGCGTGCTAGCGAGATGCCTGTTGTTGGTTCCATATTCCAGCCTAAAGATGCAAGTGGTCTTGTTAATCGTGCATACAAAGACATTGAAGCAATCAACCGTGCAGGTCAGACCTACAAGAAACTGGAAGAAGAAGGTCGTGATGCAGATGCTGAATCGTACGCCGACCGCTTTGCCGATGAGTTAAGCCTTGCTCCATTAGCAGGTGCATTTAAACAAAGAATGGGCGCATTGGCTAAGGAAGAGCGCATGATTAAAGCAGATCCAAACATGTCAGGTGCAGAAAAGCGTGCGGAACTGGATGCTATTCGTCAAGATCGTATTGCATTGGCTAAAGAACTTATTAGCGAACGCGAGTAAAAAGTACCCCTAGCTTACCGTTTACGGTACCAAAATCAGCTTTGGCTTTTATGTTGTAGTGAAGGGCGGCCCCCAAGCCGTCCTTTTTTATTTCTGCCAAGCGCAAAGTAGGTACAAAAAATACCCCCTTGACGGGGGTATCAGGCCAAGGGTAGTGCACTTTAACTTTCCTCATCTTCGTACACAGGGCGGGTAATCTGCATTACGTTGACTCGCATAGTCGGACCGCGTGTCTTGGACAGCATATCTTTGCGCAGGTACTTAATCTTGTAGTTTGGCAGGCGCTCAAGCTGTTCCTTGAAGTCTTTGTAGCCATAACTCATCGACACGCAGTGCTGTTTGAGAAGCTGTTCCTCAATGAAATAATCAACGTGCCCGGGTGTAAACCCATGCTCTACACGCCCAGCTACATCAGATCGGGTTAGCGACTGGTCAATATCCCCATTACCGCCTAGCGTCGCGTCCAGTACACCGTTGAGGTACTTAACAACCACGAACTTACCAAAGCGCTCACGGGTATAGGCGTTGAGTACATCTTCTGCGTTGCGCTTGCTTCCATGGATAATGCCCCGTGCGCTGTACACCATCAGGCGCAGAACTTCTACAATCGGCTTGATGGGAATGTCGATCAGGTTGGCATACTTTTTACCAAGCAGTTGCACAATGGTTAGGATACAGGCGTTACCCGCAGTCCAGTACCGCTCGTCAGCGTTGGTTTCAAACTCGGTTTCTAGGTTTGCTTGGGTCTTCATCAGCACTTCTTTGGCAACCTCACGGTTCTGTACCATCCAGCGGATTAACTCTAGCCCAACTACACCAAAGTTATCCTTAAGTAGCCCCAGCGTTCTGCCTTCTTCAGCCGTCCACTTTAGCTTCTTGTTCATCTGTAACTCAAGAATACGGAACATCTCCCCCTGTGACGCATGCTTACGTGCGCCCGATAAGTAGTCCATAACGTGCGTATTTGACGATAAAAGCACCAGCAGTTTCCATGTAGAGGTGTTGATGCGTTCCTCGTTGGAGCCCTGCTTCATGCGGTCTTTGCCCTTACCCTGTGTTAAATCAAGTAAGAACTCAGGCAACCACTCAAAGTCTTCACGGCTCTTGCTGGTGGTCTCGTCAATAATGAATGGCAAGCTGTTGAGTAAACCCTGACGCTGTTGCGATGCAACAATAGATGTACTCTGTGTCACACGGTAGCGCTCGGGATGCCCGAAGAAACTAGCCGCCAGTTCAAGAGTTAATGACTTACCTGTTCCCGAATCCGAAGAGCCTAGGTGGTAAACACAGCCATTGAACTTGGTGAAGTTCATTAGCAAACTAGCAGGTCCGACCAAAGACATCGCCAGCACCGACCACTCTTCCTTGGCGATCAGCATGTTAAATACCTTGCGCCAGTTTTCTATCGTGCCGGTGGGTACTGTGGACTGGTTGATGTTATCCAAGGCGGGGGTAGGTACATACACTTCGCTCCCGTTGTAGGACAAAATCCGACTGTTGTATACGAACGTGTTGTCCGCTTGCCAGCCACAGTTGTTTGGTACTTTAACTGCCCGTTTGTTGGCGCTAATAAACTCTACGCACCCACGGATGTAGTCAAACAAGTTCTTGTCGTTACCTGAACCATAAGCGGCGATCACGTTCTGATTAGCCAGCGCCTTAACTGTCTCGTCCTTACTTACGATGGACTTCTGTGGAATCAAGATGTCGACTGCGCCCTCGGGTCTAAAGGCAAGTAGGTGTACCAAGTGGTCGCCGTTGCTGTTCAGAATGTCCACCGCAAACAAATCGTACGGCAGCAACATGACCTGCTTGCGTGACTTGCCACCTTGCTCGTCTTCCACCATTCTGTCCATAAAGACACCACCATTGCTGCCGAACGCGAAGCCCTTGGGTGGGGTTGGACGGGTTATAGTCTGCGGCGTAAGTACAGCTTCTTCTTCCTGCACGCGCTCAACTACTACCTCTTTCTGTTCTACGTCAACTTTAATCTCTCGACCTAGCGCCAACGGGTTGGTGAACTTGTTGTAGTGTGGGCAGGTTTCGCATACTCCTGGATTAGCCTCATCGAACTTGAGACAGCCGTAAGGCCCCTTGATGGCATACCACTTCTCGTTGTGCCGAGCCGTATCGTATGGGTGCATGGCAGAAATCGCCAAGCCTTCTTGTTCCCCGTCATCGCAGAACTTAGCTATGCTGAGGACGCCACGCCATAAGGGCTCCATGCCGTCTTCTGTTGCGTGTTCTTTGTAGTAATTGATCTGAGCGCAGGTTGTGATGTTCTTAAAGTAGGTGGCGCTGTTCTCAATTAACTTGACGCTGTTGGCGTTAGGTGCGAGTTTGGGGCGTTTGCCGGGCAGTTGGAGTGCTGGTATTGACTCGTACGCACTCTCGCCTACGGCGTCCCGTAAGTGGTTTGCTAGCCCATCAAAGTTAAAGATGGTGCCCTTGACCTTGATAGCTACCTTGCGGGGTTTCTCTTGCTTGTAGTTGTGTGTATCGGGCACACGCAGAATACGTGCCACGTCCCCAGTAACAGAGGCGTCGATGTTAAAGCCATGCTTCTTAGCCAACCGCTTAAGGTTCTCTGCAACAGGTTTCCAAACAGTTACATCTACTTCTTCCTCGAACGGAAAGTAAACGTGCAAGCCACCGCCACTAGAAATAATGAACGGCGTGCCTAGGGTATTTAAGTCTGTGTCGCCCAAGAACAAGTCTAAAGCAGTAGCCGCCTGCCCTTTGTTTTCGTAGTCCTTGCCTACACCACAGTCGATGTCCAAGAACAAAGACCGCATCTTTAAAGCGCTGTCGGCGGTGCGCTTTTTCTTATCATCAAACGAGGCCAAGGCAAAGAAAGTGTTGTAGCCCTTCCCATCAAACGCCATGGCGGCGTTGTACAACTCGTCAATCGTGCTGACGAATACGTGCTCTCTTTTTGCTGTGCTAATCTCGGCCGTGCAGTAAACACCCGAAGACGGTAGCACAGTCGCTAGGAATTCCTGCGACGTCATGTGAAACCTCTCGAGTTAGTAAGCGATGCCGGTGATTATTCTTGATGCAAAACGATTTACAAGTTCTATTTGAAACTCTTTAGGCAAGCCGTCGCCGTAAGCAAAATCTTCAGAGAGTCGTAACAGTTCGTAGTCAGTAAGCGCTTTGGGGATTAACGTGGTTTCTACTGGTTCTTTAAGCATTCTCTTAGCGCCTCTTCTGCTGTTTTACTGTTCTGTAATATATTCAACAAAGACTGTACACGTATCCGATATGATGGCGTCACTTCTGTGCCGCTGAACCAGTTGTAAACCGTCTGCCTTGTTGCCCCTGTAAATTTTGCTACTTCAATAACTGGAAAGTCTAAACTAATTGCCCAGCGCCCCAACTGGTTTCCCAGCGTCTTCGGTGCGCTCTTTGTTGTATTTTTAATCTCGTCTGAGTAAGCCATAATATTCTTTATTAAAGTGGGCGGGGGTACCGGTGCTACATTCGAAAGGTGCGTTGGTATGAAAAAGAAACCCAACGCTTTTTACAGGCTATTTAAAGTCGCCGAGCCGACTTACACTTTCCCCCCGATAGTCTTTACGTGCTCCTTAAAAGCAAGTTGTGTTGCAGTTACCCCATTGGTCACAACACGTTGTGCAAACAACCATACGACCACCTTGAGTGACTGTCTGAGTTGTGCAACGTGCGTAAACAGAAAGGGCTGTTACTGATAACAGTACGCCAACAATAAACTTATTCATCATCCCACTCCTCAACGGTAGAGGCTAAGCTACTGGCCTTCTTGGCTGGCACTGCGCTTGCCTTAGCGGCTGGCTTACGCTTCTCAGGCTCGTCAACTTCTTCAGCTTCTACGGCTGGCTCTTCTTTCTTGAGGCTTGGCTTCTTGCCTTCAAGTTGTGGCGCCTTCTCTGTTGGCTTGGAAACGCTCATGGTGACAGCCATCTTTGCTTCCACTGACTCGCCCTTCTTAACGGCTACTGCGTACTCGTCGTCCTCTAACCAACGTACTGGTTGGAAAAACAACTTGGGTACTGCGGCTTTTGTATCAAAGCGGAGCCGTGTTACGAGTGTCTCAGGGTTGATGTTCTGTGCGGCAAGGTAACGAGCGTAGGCTTGTAGTGGGCGTTTGTCGCCTTCTTCCTTACCAAAGATGGATGTAGCCGCTAGGGTCAACTGCATTACGTCACCCTGTACATCATTAGCCAAGACTACTGCAAGGCGCTGTGAGAAACGGCAAGCCTTAGAATCGCCTTGACCTGAGCCTTTGACGTTCATCGGGCATGATGCGCAGTCGCTTGCTTGTGGCTCTTCGATAGATGCGTCAGGCTTGTCACCATCTGCTGACCAGCAATCAGGTCCTTTTGTCTCGCCCTCAACGTATTGTCCAGCGTAGAATGTACGGCTAATTTTCGGTGCCGCATTGACAATAACAACATCAAGGTGGCGGTCGTCAATCGAGGTAATTTCTTTGCCGTCTGCCATCAAGCGGAATACACCGCCTTTGATTGAGATGCGCTTGGTACTGCCGCCGCCTGCCCCGCCGGTAAGGCTCTTGGCTAATGCGGATAATTCACCCTTGCGTGCAAATGCTGGGGTTTGATTCGGGTTAAAGCTGGCTAGATCGCCCATGTTACTACTCCTTCATTTAGTTAATTGAAAACTTTTTTACGCCGTCTTCTGATTTATAGTGTGCGACGGTTTCTTTCACACCTTTTGCCAAATTTTCTTCGTCTGCGTCTAGCTTTGCCGCTAAGTAGCACATTGCGTTTAAGTACACCTCAAAAGCGATAAAGTCAGTAGCTTTCGATTCTTTCATAACCGCTTGTAACCTATTAAAAAGCAAGTCATACGCTTTTTGTTGAAGAGGGTCCGCAGATTTCATGTATTGCCCTTTCATTTACTTCTCCTCATTTGGTTGGTTTACGTACTGTTACTGCATACTCCGACATCGAGTTGAGCCCGGCTGGCACTACACCCGGATTCTCTTCTAAAAACATAGACATATTCTTCTGCGCTATGCGCTTCTCAAACAGGTCTAGTGCATCGTGTTCTACAACAAAGTTCTTGAATGAATCCCAGTCGTCTGTGTAGTAACGAGTTTTCTGTGACAAGATGATAGTGCCTTCTTCTGTCCGCACCGAGTTCATACCCAGCGCCAACATCTGATCTTTCATGGCGTTCTTAATTTCATCTTGCTTCGCTTTGAGTTCTTCGATCTGACTCTCGTACTCCTTGGTCAGTTCTTGAACCTTTACGTACATTTTACGGTATACGCGTGCTAGCTTATCTAGCGGTACTACTTCTTCTTCATTTGGCATTTTTATGCTCCTTTGTAAAATATTTTACATCAACAAAGTCAGGTGTACAACCCGACTTAGGGTTTTCCTTAAAAATTAATTTCTTCCTTGTACAAATTCAGCAAGAGGTCGTGACCCTCAACACGTTTCTCTAACTGTTTAAACATGCGCTTCTCTATTTCACTGCCTTGCAAATGAATTACCGTTACGTTGGTTGATGTTTGCCCGATGCGATCGGCACGTGCAATGCACTGCAAGTAGGTTTCAACAGACATGACTGGGCCATAAAACACCACGGTGTCTGCCGCTGTTAATGTTACACCATGCGATGCGGCTTGCGGCTGAACAACCAGTACACGTGGGTCAGGGCTGTTTTGAAAGCGCTTGAAGATGTCTGTGCGCTTGTTTACCGAAACGTCACCGTGTATTACTTCGCTAGCTATGTTGTGCTTAAGCAGGTGAGTATGGATTGTTTCTATGCTGTGCCTGAAGGGCGCAAAGACAATGACCTTGCGGTTAGTTTCTTCAAGTACTTCCAGCAAGACGTTCAGCCTAGGTGCGCAGTCAAACTCCACAACCTCATGGTCATCGGTGTAAGCCGCCCCTGCACTTATCTGCAACAGCTTGCTAACACCTGCGGCGGCATTGACGGCAGTAATCGTCTCGCCTGATGCCTGCATAACCATAAGATCTTTGAGCATGCGGTAGTACTTAACCTGTTGAGGCGTAAGGGGAATCTCACGGGTCTCGGTGAGTACGGGTGGTAGGTCGGTACATTCTTCTTTGGTATACCTAATCGCCGGTTGCAGTGCGTCATATACGTCTTGCTGAGCATTACGTTTTGGAGCCCACTTGAACTTGGTTAGCTTGTTCATTACCTTGTCACGCCATGCGGTAGCAAACTTGGGTACACCGGCTGGGTTTACTAGCTTGGCTAAGCCGTACGCATCTATGGGCGACTGTGCGGCAGGTGTGCCCGTCATCATCCACAGCATGGTCTCGGGCTTAAGTATCTTGTTGAGTGACTTCCAACGCTGTGTCGATGGGTTCTTGTAGGCGTTTGCTTCGTCCACAATCACAAGGTCGAACTTGCCGTTGGCAATAACTTCATTAGCAATCAGGTTTAGCCCATCGTAGTTGACCACCACGAACTCGTAGTCGCCTTGTACCATCTCGATGCGCCGTGATGCCTGTGAATGATGCGCCGCAATAACTGAACGGTGAATGACGCTTTTGCCAATCGAACTTACCCAAGCGTCGTGCATGATGGACAGGGGGCATAGAATCAAACAACGCCGTACATGCTTTATTTTCATCAGGTAATCAGCCGCCCACAAGGCAGAGAATGTTTTGCCAGTACCGGGGTCGTTAAATACGAACGCTCTACGATTCATTGTCAAGAAGCAAGCGGTATCTATTTGGTGGGCGAACGGCTTGAACCGCCCCGGCCAGTCGTACTTAGCGGTAATGGGTGATGGCGCATTCTTTACCCCTAGATTGCGGAGCACACGCGTTTCGTCTAGCCCCCAGTACACGGCTACTTCAAACGTGCCGTTGTCTTCGCTGACGATCTTGCTTCTAGGTATAACGCTGTACTTATCAGGGTTGCGTGTTTTAAACAGCAACGCTTTGTTTTCGATGATCTGCATTATTCGATGATCCTGTACACAGACATGTATTGATTAGCTAGGTTGTGTTTCTCCAACTTGTTGGCACCAGTAAGTCGCACCAAGGCAATACGCCAAAAGTCGTCTTCTTGAAACTCGGTTTCGCCAACCCACTCGCTACCCCACCGCACCGTCCACATATCCGCAAGCGCAGATAATGGCGCTTTCATAGCTTGGTTATGTAAATCTTTTTCGGTTAATGCTTTGAACTGCCCGTAGGGCTCTTGTATTATGGGGTTGCGTGCGATTGTTCCTGCTGTTGGATAGTTTGTTGATGTAAATGTTATTCCTTCGTTGTTATCTACTGCTTGACGTATGCGCTCTCTTTGGTGCTCTATTGCGTCAGCGTAGTCCTTATCTGATATTCCCATTTACTTTATCGCCCCCTTGGTAGTGCGTTTGTACGAGCGGTTGGCGCTAGCTGGTACGGCTTTCAGATTGGAACGTGTTGTGGTACCGCCCTTGCTTAGTGGCTTCTTGTGGTCAACGTCTTTGCCGTCGCCCTTGTGTACCACGCCTTCACGCTCCAGCATACGCCTTGCTTTGTTACGCTGGGCTCGCTTCTTCTTAACGGCTTCTGTACCGTCGTAGTTTGCGTATTCTTGTTTGTAGTCTCTTTTGTATGCCATGATATGCCTTAGTGTTTGGGGTTAAACTCGCAACCCTTGACTTGGCACCAACCGCAGAGCGGGGTGCTGGTTGGGTTCCAAATGTCATTATCGTAGGATGCGGCCAGCTTGGCTACCCTCTCCCTGTACCGCCACCAATGAAAGTCTTTCTCTTCTACGGTCATCACTTGCGTGACCATTGAGTTCTTCACAACGAATAGCAGAGCAGAGTTCACTTGGCGTATGTGGGGGAAGTGGGCAAACACCATCAAAGACATCAGGGTTAGCTGGTCTCGGTCGGGGTACTTGTCGTTGCCTGTCTTGTAGTCCACTACCCTAGCCTTGAGCCCGTCATCATCTACGATAAGCAGGTCAGCGATACCCCGTACCCATACGTCAGGGTCATTGAAGTCGCAGGGGGTCAGGTCTTCCTTCAAACCCATCTCGTACTCGGTTAGCTTGCGCCCCTTCTTCTTGTTAAGCGCATCAAGTGTTGACTGAATAAACAAGTGCTCGGGGGGTAGGGGGGTGCCGTCCTTGATGTAATGTTCTGCCGACTCATGCACCTGCTTGCCATAGATGGTGTGCGTTGTCTCGGTAAACGGGTAGTTCTTGAGTACCTTGACTTCATGGAAACGTCTTGCACAGCCTTCAAAATCTTTGAGCCCTGAGTGACTCCACTTAATCTTAGGCATTGTGTTTAGTCCAGTAATTGAATGTTTTGCGTAATGCTTCGTATGCGGTATCTGCTCTAAAGCGGCGACCTACAGGAGTGCCGTTGTATAGATAAATGCTGGTATATTCTTTGTTAATGTCAGGGCTAATATGGTGTCCATTCAACGCCATGAGGTCAATCATGGTCTGCTCTTCTACGCTCCACTTTCTCATTTAGAACTTCGCAGTCTTGACGGCTTGGTCTAAGCGGTCAGCAAAAGCCGTTACGAACTTCTCATTGTGGGTCAGGTCGTTGCCCATGTCGTACAGAATTGCGTGGGTAAGCTCATGCCAAAAGGTATTGCTTCGCTCGTCCGCGGTGTACTTGTACCCTCTGTCAGGGTTGCCTTGGGCGATGGTGATGGTGTGTGCTGCCTCATCAAAAGAGCCTCTGCACAACGTCTTGCCAACCACTACCTCGGATTTCGTGCGCACCAGATGGGGTGTTCGCCCTATGGTAACTTGTTTTGGTATCTTCATTTAGCTTCTCCGTATCGTTTGTTACAACCTGTTTCAGCATCTAGCGGTATGCCCGGCATGTACGCTGGGTCTTTCACCATCTGCTCTAAAACCCAAGCCTCGGCTTCTTTGGCTTCGTTTTCGGGTACTAATACCACTACCTCATCGTGCACGGTTAATACGCAGGAATACCTCTTTTGTATCCTGAGCATGCCGTCTGTCATTACGCATCGTGCTACTGCCTGCACGACGTTTTCTACTATCTTGCCCCCGTACAGCTTACGAATAGACTTTTCGTCGGCGCCATACGACCACTGGATACGGCCTTTTTCATCGGCGCTACCAGTTAAGTTGGGGTATTTTAAAGCTAAACCACTAGGTAATAGTATACGCTCTTTGTCAAAAGTTAAACATTTATATACATAGGGTTTACCCTGATATAGGCTATTGCTTACCAACGAGTTGCACAGTTCCCAAAAGCTGACCACGTCCCGTGACTTCTCTCGGTAGATGTCGATGATCTTCTTGGCGGCTAGGCAATGCGTTAGCAAATCTTTGTCGGAGCAGGTGTGCGGTATTGCCGCCATCATCTCCATGTTCTTCTCCCAACCAATGAAGTCGTGCACGTCTTGGCTACTTACCCCCAACTGCTTGGCAAAAGTCTTGTCGTACATCGTTGGTGGTGCACCTAGGAAACCTGTTAGCAACTGCGCCGCAAAGCTAGCCCAGCCCATGCCATAACCACAACCTAGTAGCGCTGACTTTGCACTCTGTCTGAGATCGGGGTGGTCGTTCTTGTTAAGCCCCGGTATGCCGAACATCTGCGCACCGAAAGCGGCATACGCATCTTGGCCCGACGCAAATATGTCGAGTAGGGGTTTGTAATCCGAGAGGTATGCCAAGACTCTAGGTTCAATCTGCGACAGATCGCAAACCACGAGCGTGTAGCCGTCCGGCGCTTGGATAGATTTACGTAGGAATGACCCCCGCTTGAGGTTTTGGAGATTAAGCCCCGAACCCTTGGACGCCGACCAACGACCTGTGTGTGCGCCGTAGTAGTTAAGCGGTACAGGGAGCGTGCCTCGCCCAGCAATATCGACAAAACGTTGCGCTCTTGTCCGCTCAAGCGTGCTCTTAACTTTGAGGCGTGCTTCACAAATGAGTGACACATCCTCGTTGTCGCTGTTAAGGAGGGCTTGAAAGAGGGCGTCGTTCTTGGCAAACGCATAGGCTTCTTTGCCTGTTGTCTTCGATATTTTCTTAGGAGGCGCAATGTTGAGTTTAAGCAATACGTCTGCAAACTGGTCATTACTAGCAAGCGCCGTTTCTTCAATGCCGATCTTTGCAAGTAGCGCTTCACGCTTTTCACGTTCATCAACAATCGCTTCATTTAACATATCCTCATCTAGTTCTAGTACGGGGTTGGTAAACATCTTGAGCGTCATGTCGATCAGCTTGAGTTCCTTAAGTGGAAAGCCGCCCTCAACTTCAAGCATCAAGTTCTCAAATATCTTCTCGCACAGGAACACGTCGTGCTTACAATACTCAGCAAGTTCTTGCTCTACTTCATACGGCAACTCCGTCATGCCGTTGGTACTGTGTACTGCGTTGCCTTTAGGCGGTAAGCCATAGGTATCCGCTAGTTTCATTAGGCTGTTGCCAGCTTCCACGCCACGTAGGGCACGAGCCATTGACAGGCTGTCAAAAATAAAGCAAGGCTTTGCCCCGTACACCCAGCTAAGGATTGAAATGTCGAACTGCGCATTGTGCGCAAGCACCGCCGTCCGGTTCCAATCAACTGAGTCAACCCAGTTTTGTATGTCATCGTGCGATACCCATGTTATGTCTTCCTCCACGTCTAGTGTTTTGTAGCACAGGCCAAAGGCTTTGAAGCGTTCGTCTCTGACGTACTGCTCGGTCGTCATCTTGGACAGCGTGTACTCTTTGCTGTCCCAACGTGTTTCAAAGTCAATGACAAGTATCTTGTCAAATGGTGCATTCATAGTACGTACCAATCGTCAAAGCGGGATAGGTTGGGAAACTTTCTTGTGTACCCCTTGGAGGTAAGCAGGTCGTATATCTTCTCTCGCATAGGGGTGTAGTTGTGTTCGCAGGTAATTATCTTAATCTTGTACGCATCGAAGTCAAAGGCGTTCAGTATCTCGAACTCACTACCCTCGGTGTCAATCGAAAGGTATTCAATCTCTTTGGGGGCGTTGTACTTTTTGAGTAGGTCAAGCAAAGAGATGGTGGTTACGGGGTACTTGGTGCCGCTCGTTCGTGTTGTGGCGTGTTCATCTCCGCTTGAGAACGTATTGATGGTGGATAGTTCTGCCGCATTTACTTCGTTGAACTCCAGCACCTCGCCTGATTTACTCCACACGCAGTCGTAATCAATATGGCATTTCCGGTTCTTGGCTAAGTCTTCTGCCCATACCTTGGCAGGCTCAGCTAGTATCCCAGTCCAACCAAACTTGTTCTCAAGCAGGTACGTATTGCTTAGGTCAACGCCATTAGTAGCGCCGAACTCCACAAAGTACCCGCCTGTTTTGCAAGACAGTTCGCTTAGTACAAAGATGTCTTGCTTGAGTTGTGATTTAGAACTGCTCTCCATGATGTCCGCCTGTTCTTGCGTAAACATTAATCTTTCCTTGGTAGCTTACCGCTAAACGTGTACGTGCCGGTGTGCCCAAAGCTAGCCCATGGTGCGGCATATACCTTGAACCCTGCTTCCCGTGCGATCTTGCAGAAGTGGTAGTCCTCGGACAGCAGGCGGTTGCTCTCTTCATCAATGCTGGTTGCAAAGTATTCTTTGATAATCTTTACCTGACGCACCGTATCAACCGCATGGTACATGTCGTTGGTATAGCTTGGCACCTTGTCGGCTAAGTCTTCAAATACCTTACGCTTGATAAGCATAAAGCCTGTGCCACCATTGGCAATCTCCATAGCATCAGTTATTTTGCCAGTAGTAGATGCAGTACCATGGGGCAGGTTGACTACAAAGGCGCCTGTAAAGTTACTTAGCTGATCGGGTGGTACGCCACGCTTAACCGCCTCTGTTACCTCAACCCAGTTGATCTCTTTCTTGGGGTACACGCCGCAGATAATATCCTTATCGGCCTTGACCATGAGGGGAATGTCGTTGGGATTAAAACTGATGTCAGCGTCAATGAACATCAGGTGGGTAGCATCCGTCTCCAAGAAGTCATAAGCCATGCTGTTACGAGCACGCGTGATAAGGCTTTCGTTCATCATAAAGCTAAAGAACATCTGTATTTGATTAGCCCCACATACACCAACGAGTTGCATAATGCCGGAGGTGTACATGCCGGTACACATACCGCCGTACATTGGTGTGGCTACAAACAGTTTAGTCTGTGGTATTGCTGTTGTTACTGTAATTGCGTTGCTCATTTGTTTCTCCATGGTAAGTTTACGTACGCTCTTTTCATTACTTCATTTCCTTCTTCAAACATTTTCATCAGGCGTTCAGGCGCTCGATAGTTAACTGTGGCTTCTCCGGTACAGCCAAAGCTAGGCAACGCTTTTGCGACTGCTTTGTATAGCACCCTATCGGCACCCCATTGTCCGTAAAAATGATGTGCCACACTAACCAAGTAATCCCGCCTAAAGCAATAACAATTAGTATCAACAAAATTGATAGTGTGGTCATAAAACGTCGGGTACCTACCGAGCGCCTCGCAATCATCGTCAAAGACATATTCGCCTTGTTCATTAATAATCTTTCTTAGTGAGTACGACCACATAAGGTCTTTTGATTTGATCTTAGCGATCATGGTTTCTACATGGTTAGGTTCAAACCAGTTGTCCTCATCCAAGAATAGAATGTAGTCGGCGTTTACCATCAGAGGCATAGCGGCATAGACTCGGTGCCCGTACCAACCGCCACCGCCTACGTTTTCAGGTAGCATCATGGTTAAAGTTCTAGTCCAATCATATTTAATCTCAGCCATGTCTTGAGCCGCTTTTGCACCATCTATTACAACAAGGTGTTCAGTAAATACGGTTTGGTTGTTTACGCTTTCTATTGCCTGCACCACCGTACTCTTCCCAGTAGTCGGGGTAATGACCATGATGCGCTCAGACATTACTAATATCCCTTTCCTTAATCATGGCATCAGCTATTTCGTAGGCACGTTTAACCGCCACCTGATCCCATGTCTTTTCTGAAGTATCAAACTTCCAATCGCCAGCGCATATACCAGCCATAATCTTTGCAGCAAATTCATCTCTTAAGTTCATATCTTCCTCACGTTCTCGCACGACTTGCAAATACTACACTTATCAAAACCATCGGCCTCGTTCATCTTAATGATCTGCGCTAGCTTCTCGCCCTGCATCATCTCTTCGTAGGTCTGTTCCAACAAGTTGCCAATCACATGCTTGAGGTTGTAGTCCATACAGCACAGAACCACATCACCATTTGGAAGTAAGACGTTCCTATCGTAGAAGGGGGTAGATGCACAAGTTAACGGGAACGTGTTGTGTGGCGTGATGCTTAGCGCTTGTCCTTTAACTTGCTCAGGGTCTAGGCTATCTGCCCTTGTATGCCCTTGCCAACCAGCCAACTGCTTAACATATGGGTGCAAGAACTCATGCACTACGCCTGATTTGTCCATAGTCATAGCGCCAATACCGCATGGCACCTGTGTCTTAATCATGACTTCAAAGGCGTTCATCCATTCGGTTGTTGGTTTCCACCCTTTCATGTTGCCGTTGTTGTCAGGCAAGTGAAGCATCACTACTTCGACTTGGTCAGGGTGTGTCTCCAATACCTTGCGCACTTTCTCGGGGTCAGTCATGCCGTACAAGGTGGTATAGATTGCTACTTTAAAACCCATGTACAAAACCGTCTCCAGCATAGCGGTGCATGATGGGTTAGCCCAAGGCTCAGACATACCCGAGAAGTCGATGCGTGTGTTCTTGGGTAGCTTGGTAAGCACCTTCATCAAATCAACAGGTTGCATGTACTTGGTATCCGTACCGTATTGCGTACGCAAGTTATCTTGTGGGCAAAACGTACACATCAACGGGCAACCAATCATGGTGGTAAGTTCCATGACAGGCCCATCGTGGTGCACGATTCCATACTTTTCTCTCATGCCATCTCCTTTACTACGTTGTGTACAAACGCAAGCGCTTCGTTAAGGCTTGGTTCTTTCTTGAGTAGCGGTTGCTCGTACATGGTTTTGTACAGATCTTGGTTACTGTCCACATCGGCGATCAGCTTAACAAACTCATTCATGTTCCGTAGCCGTTGGTAATTCAAAAAGGCATGGGCATTGAAGTCAGCGTCCATGTCACCGCTATAAATAGGCACAGTCAGTCCTGCATACGCATCGACCAGCTTCTCCGTAACGTAGCCGTCATACACCGAGTTCTCAGGGCATAAGCAGAACTTGTACTCAGGTAACACAGCGAACTTAGACTTGCGCAATGAGTTGCCAAACATGTTGCCATACCCTTCTATGGTTTTGTACTGCGAGATACTGTTGAACATGTTGATGCGTAGGCTCTCAGGATTACCAGCGATCATGGCGCAGAACTTACTCTTAATACTCATGTCCAGTCGCCTGCCGTTGGTAAGGCTGTTGATGGGAATCAGTTGCTCGTAACCATGGTTGTTAGCCCCAACACGCCGTTGCTTCTGCGTAAAGCCGGGCCATGCCAACCGAGCGTACCATAGTGGCAGTCTGAAGTTCCTGCCGCCGTACGTATCGTAGTCAAACGACAGCGAGTAGTCGTACCCAGCATAACTAGGACGCATGTTCTCGCCGATGTACATGATGGTCTTTCGTGATTCTGCCTGTACATTACCAAACACCGAACTAATAACTACGTCCGCTTCGTATGGGTTGTTTGTGTACTCGATGCCACCCAGCGCCGTGTTAAAGAAGAAGTCAAAGAAGTCTCCGTCAAAGGCGCCATCCCAAAAATTAATCACGCATACCTTTTTCAAAATGGTGCCTCCTCAAAGTTGTATTGCTCGGGTTCTTTTTTAGGTGTACGGAAAAGCTTGTACGTCCAGTCAGGTTTGTTTGCTATCAATGCTTTCGCTTCCTCCAGCCTGCGGACCACGCGCATCTTGTCGCCGTCTTCGTTGTATATCGAGTATAGGTTCATATGATTTTAGTTTAGTAAATACCGGTATTGTTGGTGGTAGTAACCGCATCGCTTCGTCCAGCACTTCTATCAGCAATGCCATGTTCCTCATTACACTACCTTTATGCTCTTGCTAGTGAAGGCGCCAGCAAAAGGACAAACAACCCAACCGCCAAGAAGCCAATATAAATACGCCACACCAGCTTGTTACGCCTGTACTGCGCAGTGTTTCCTACGAGAGCGTGTTGTAGTAAGAGCATGTCGTTGTCATACTCAACGTACTTTGGTTTGAGTGGGTTCGCATCATAGTTTGAACCGATTAGTACTTTCCCTGTGTTATATGGTGTGTTCATTTTATTTTCCTAGTGAGATTGTTCCGGGTGTCCACAAGCTAGGCACCGATCTGTGTTCATCAATACGTTGTGCAAAGGGGTGTGGCGTAGGCACGTAGGGTTTAAAGTTGTTGCCTGTGCGTGACTTGGCAATCTTGAACTCGTCGGGTTGTGGTTTGTATGTTTCAAAGTTAGCTTGCTTCATTGTATAGTCCTGTTCTTTATTGTGTTAGTAATTGTTTCACCTACTTGTGCGGCAGTTTCAATCAACAGCAACGGCAGATTTGTTTCGTCCATGTTAAGTCCGTACACTTTAACGCTGTCACTTGCTTCATCAACGACAATCACAACTGCTGAATGTGTTGAGTCTTCAACTGTGCACAAGGCCAACTGCTTTACTACAAAGTCATACGCTTGCTCTTTGGTTCCTTGTTTCATCCTATGTCCCTCAGTAAGGTTGATACGTCGTCGATGTTGTCTTCATTCACCACCAAGACGAACCCTTGCGCCTGCTTGATCTTACCCATCTCGGCTTGTTGTAGCGGTGTGGGCTTGTTAGTACCCGCCTTACACTCGATAGCAACGAATACACCCCGATAACAACACACAATATCAGGAACCCCACTACGCCCATAGCCACCAGTAGCAGGGAAGAAATAGTAAGCGCCGTTCTTTTTAAGTACATCGACGACTTTCTTTTTAACTTTGGCTTCGGGTGTCATAGCGTTTCCTTACCTCATCAAGCCGTTGCAGACAGACAACGATTAGGTTTAGTTGTTGGTTAAGAACCTCCTGATCGTTTACCCGATAGGCCTTGAGTGCAATGATTACCTCAGCTTCAAGGTTACACAGGGCGGCGTTCTCACGCATCATTGCTAGGATTTCATTTTCTGACATAGGCATGCTTCAACTCCTCAAGTAGTTTATTACCACGTGCACCGACAGTAAGCTCCATGTTGCGCCCGTCTTCTATTTCCCTGCGTTGCAGTATTAACTTCTTACTAACTGCCTGCTTGAGATACTTATGCGCTGTTGCAGGGGACATGATCTTTTGCCGATCAGCCATCTCTAGTACACGCGTGGTGTTCATACTGCCTAGCTTGTTTACCATGCCGACAATATACTCCTCGTATACAGTGATGCCATACTTATCCCGTATCGGGTTTGTTTCAAATGTGTTCATGTAAACCTCTTAGAAATTAAACTTACTTAGTATGTCATCGACCTGCGTCTTGACCTCGGTGCGTGCACCAATGTCTTTGCGTAAGTCTTTCACGTCTACGTTGCCAATCGCTTTGAGCAGGGCTTTGCGTGCTTCACTCAACTGATGATCGTTGATGACGTTAAGAGACTGCGCCATCTCACACAAGTCATGCGCCCCCTCCAGCAATGAGTCGTGGAACTTACGAGGTACGGCTTCACCACTAACGTAGTCAACCGTTAGCCTGTCCGACATAC